GTATCATTGATTTTGTAATAAGAAGATGTCGCCCAAGTACTTCTATTCTCAACACCATCATTTAGTAATTGCCAATTTGAAGAATCAGAGTAGAAGCCACCATTTGCTGTTGCGTTTGATGTGTGACCAGATGTAGCAATATACAAACGCCCGCCATATTTGGCAATATCGTTTACTTTATAATAAGTTGATATCGCCCAAGTACCACGATTAGCTATACCATCATTGATGAGATTCCAATTTGCGGAATCCGTATAGAAGCCACCAGATACAGAAGCATTTGAAGTGTGATTAGCCACGCAAACATACGAACGACCACCATAAGTTACGATGTCATCTTTAATAAACGCAGTAGAGGTCGACCAGTTGCCTTTATAGACAAACTTCAATCTACCTAATACAAAATCGACCATATACTATTACTCCTAATTCTTCTTTTTTATTTAATATGAGTAATCTGCACCATATCTTGCTACCAAGAAGCCATTGCTATTTATATAGTATGATAGTTGAAGATTATCAAATCTAACTTGCTCATATTTTCTATATTTCGTATTTGTTAATTCTGATGTGATTTTCAGAATACCATAGCAATTAGCATCTTGTCCTGAAGCATAATACAGTTGATCTGGTGCATCCATTGGGACATTAATAATCAAAGCATCTGAAGTAGTAACATTAGCATCATATGCCGATCTAGAATATTGCACACCTTTGAGATATTCATTTGTATATGAACCACTACTTGGTGTGGTCGAAATAAAGAAAGGATGATTCAAAGTTGATGGATCATCAGTTGTAAATTTATAGGTAGAACCTCTATACATTTCAAGTGCTGGATTGTTAGCTGTATCACCGTTAATTCTGATTGCAGAATTACTTCCGGATGTTACAAATCTAACTATGAATGTGTTAGCCAGTAAATCACCAGTACCAGATTGAGAATCGTATTCTCGTGTTAGGTTAAAATCTGTATTACCAATACTAACACCAGAAATAAATTCCTCAATACCATTATATGCCAACCCATCGCCGTTCGTCATATCCACGGTTTCGCTGGTATTAGCCCAGAGAACTTTAGTATATGTCAAAAGACCTTCAGAATCTCTATTCAATGCATGCATCGCAAACTGTGACGGTGCAGCTGCGTCTGTTATCGCACCAGTAGTTTGAATTAGATTAGAAAGTTTAAGCATTGGGATTCCCATTACCTTATGTTTTTATTATTTATTATGCCTGAGTTTCAGATCATCATAGTACAGTCATGATCAACATACCATATTAGGATTTGTATTATACGTTAATTCTCCCACCTTACCGGTAAATGCATTAATATCATTATTACCTTTGTATAATACTACCTTTGGTGATGTCATGTAAATACTTTCCAAGTAGTGCCTGTATAAACAAATTCGGCAATTGTATCAGGCACATCAAATGATAAATCATTCGAGCTACCACCAATAGTTGATCCATTTCTTAAAATTACAGCAGGATTGACTATCTTATCACCACCACCATCTGCAATTGATAATCTTTGTCCTTCACTTGGTGTTACCGGAAGCGTAAGATAAACAGACCCATTAGAAGTATCAGCAAGAAATGATCTGTATGGAATCAACGTTGTATTTGATGTTAGTCTTATATATGGACCGACACCGCCATAACCCCAGGACATACCAGAACCATTGCTGGTAAGAACCTGTCCATTTGAACCAAAGCCACCATTAGCAATAATAACAGCTGTATTACCCAGAACAATATTTGCAGTGTTAGTGTTGATTGAAGTCGAATTGATGGTTACATTACCAACAGATAATGTCCCTGTTGTCTTATTGTAAGTGAAATTATTTGAACCACCAAGTAAAGACGAATCATTGAACTGAATGTTAGTATTGGATCCACCATTTGCTATGGCGACAACCCATTGAAAATTTCTGTAAATATAGAGAGTTAGAGTAGTGCTATTCCACCAAAGATCACCATCATCAGGCGGTGGTGATGATGGAGCTATACTGCTTATTTGTACTGAAGCTTTCGCCGCTGCTGTCGCCCAATAAACCGAAGTTCCATTACTAGTAAGAACCTGACCAGCAATACCTGAGCCACCATTTGCAACGAATCTGCCGGTACCGAAAATCAGATTCCCAGTTATCGAAATATTTGATACATTTGAGCTCAACTCAAATACAGAGCTACCGTTAGAAGTGTATACTTTTTTATCAGCTATGTTAACAGCCAATTCACCAAGATCAAGATCTAGGGTTGTAGGTATTACTCCACTGATTGTACTTCTTTTGACTTTAAACTTGGTTGCCATCAGTCCACTCAGAGTTTGTAGGTGTTAGTTTCTTTTTATTATTTTTGATATTACTGAGCTTCGAGAGTTTGCCATTGGCTTCTTCCAAAGCTCCATTCAACTTATCATAATTTTCTTTCATTTGATCCATACTCTTTTGATATGTTTCAACTTTATTGCTGAGCTTTTCAGTTATTACAGATTTGTTTGCTAACTCATTTTCTACTGTTTTGTAAGCACCATTTATTTTATCATAATTTTCTTTTAATTCGTCGAAATTTTTACTGTAATTTTCTTTTAACTGATCAACATTTTTCTGATGGTTTTCTTTTAACTGATCAACATTTTTTTGATATGATTGTAGCTCGTTGTTTAGTTTTTCGGCTAACAGTGTTTTGTTAGCAAGTTCGTTTTCTACTGTTCTGTATTTGTTTTGAAATTCAGTTAAGTAGTCAACTTTTCCTTCCGCTTCATCAAGCTTTTTCTTTAGCGTATCTCTCTCATTGGTAATCGACTGCAGACCATTGACAGCTTGACTAATAGCAGTGTTGAGTTGTCTCAGTTGTTCTTCTAATTCAGCAACTGTTGCATTACGCTCATTTAGAGCTATCTCTAATACAGTCGACTTGGTGTCAGCCTGTAGTAGCCTACGCATTTGCTCAAGAAAAAGAGTTTCTTGTTTCTTTATGTATGTTTCAACAAAGAAATCGTTATCATTTTCACTCATAATAAAAGTTCTCCTTTAGAACGTTCCGCCATCAAGTATATCATAAACTAACGCAGTTCCGTTTGACTGCAATACGTATCCAGAAGTTCCTAATGACAACTGACTGAATCCGTTAGTAGAATTACCAAACAGAATAGCATTATTTGTTACAGTACTTATACCAGTACCACCACTATTTGATTGAAGAGGTGATGAAATCGTAATCGAGTTAGCAACGATCGCAACGTTTACGGTAGAGTTACCGGTGATTGCTAAAGTAGTTGCATTTGTTACCAAACCACTCGAATTCAAATACAGATATGCTGTTGATAATTTGAAAGAAGCATGATTGATATCAATGACGTTATTATTTGGTTCTGGTGTATAATTTTTGAACAGATAATAAGCATCTGTAGCAGCGTGTCTTATAACACCGGTATGTCTTGCTGTAGCGCCATCATAATATCCGCCAACAAAACCAATATCTACAAGATCGCCGGTAGTATTATTTGAAGCCAAAAAGATCAGAGGGTCAGAAACAATAACCGAGCTAACATTTGTTGTTACAAGATTACCAGTAATAATAAGGTCGCCGCCTACTTCAAGATTACCTTCAATGTAACCACGAGTGCTATGAACGTTTGCAGCGTAAATATAATTCCAGCGCTGCCCTGATGCACCGATATTATAGGTAGTATTAGCTGCTGGATTAAAGTTAGTATTGGCTCTACCAAGGAAACTGATATTGTCTACAACGTTATTACCAATAACAACGTTACCAGTAGCAGCAATAGCATCGAATGTAACACTGTCAGTAACCGCAACAGGCTGACCGATATGAACGCCAGTAGCATTTACAGTAACGCCAGTACCTGGATTTACAAATACACCAGTTGTATTAGCGATAATGCCATTATTTGCAAGAACCGATATAGTGCCAGTAGTTGTAATTGCGCCGCCAGTAAGACCATTTGAGGTAGCTACTGATGAGACTCTATCACCCCAATAAACGGATGAAGAATTTGAAAGTAATACTTGTCCTACAGTTCCCAAACTTCCGTTTGCCTGAAGCCCAACGTTTGAACCGATTACAACTTTTGTTGAATTTGCAACAAAACTAGATCCGACAGATAGTATTGCGGCATTTACACTATTAGCTACAAAAACACCCGTGCCATTAGCAACAAAATTACTTCCTAGAGAAACTACAGAAGCATTAACAGTCCCAGTTAAAAATGTGCCTGTAGTATTAGCAATAAAATCTGAACCGATTGTATATGTGGCTGCATTTACTGTATTAGCCCTAACATTGACTGTTGTTAGAGTCCCGGTTGCTTGATCGAATGTTAGATTTGCATTAGCGCCAAGTGCGCCACTATTATTGAATTGAACTTGTGTATTGGAACCGACAACACCAGGTAGAGGTGTGTTCCAATAAATCCCACCAGTTGAATTGGATGTTATAACTTGCCCATTGGTACCGAAAGCCCCATTTGCATAAACTTTCGTTGCGACGAGGTTGGCAGTTCTGATCTCGTTAAGATAACCAATTGTGTTCGCTACAAGTGCCTGATTCGCAGTTAGGAATCCCGGTACCCTTACGCCGCCAATCGCAACAACACTACCGTTCGGGCTACCAATGTAGAGCACATCACCATTTGAAGTAAAGGCGAGCTCACCATTGGCTAAAGATGCCGGAATACTAGCGATAGTACTACGTTTGATCTGAATTAAATTTGCCACTTAAAAATTTCCTCCGTCTAGGTCCATTTGTCTAACGACATATTTATTATTTGTTGTATTGAACACTAGTGTGCTATTATTTGCCGGAGGAACTTGTGAAAGCTGAACATCAGAAATCGAAGCTACGGCGATATTTGCTACACTATTAGATATAAGATTTGCTGCGTAAGCTATAGCATTTGCGTATGCCGTTTCAGCAACATTGTATCCAAGATTTGCTGCGTAAGCTATAGCATTAGCGTATGTTGTTGCATCGTTTGCCAACATAGCAGTGGTATTTGAAAACTTAGTAAGGTCGGAGATAGCTGAAGCAGTAACAACAGGAACGCTAGCAGGCATCGTGAGAAGTGAACCGTTCTGATTTACTACTCTAACTTTATATTTATTGGTCGTTATAGATTTGACTACGAAAGACATATTACCTCGTCACTTGTGGAGTAACCGTTACAATACCTTCAACGATACGAGAACGAATGCCAGAAAGGCTCTCGACCTCGACATCATAAACATAACGACCGGCAACAATACTGCTAGTTGTTGCTGCATTCATAGAAAGAGTTACCAAACCATTATTACTCAAAACTACATCAAATACATAAGAGTTCGATGAAGAATAAGCTTTCCTAATCTGGGAATTTGCTGTAAAACCAGTAAAGTCAATTGGCTCATCGATTGCGTCATGGATCGTATACGTTGTATTAAACGTAGCACCTTGATCGATTACGATGTTTACTTTTGCTGCCATGTTAACCTCTTATGGAACGAAGGAAGTTCTGATGAATTTAGCCACAACATTCGCTGTCGTTGGGGTTAGCTGTAATGCTAGATTACCACCATTGATAAGAACATTAAAAGAACCAAGAGTTACAAGATTAAACAAAGTCTGATATTCGGTTATGTACGGTGTCGTACCATCATGAAGTATGATAAGTTTTGTCATATGATAATATGGGTTAGGAGTTACGGTCGTGTCCGAAAGCTGAATCGTGTACTCGAAAGAACGATACGTTGAAGCAGAAACAGTATCAATGTTCGCAGCTGCAGTGCTGTTAGTGAATATATAGCTATTCGCGAATTGATGACTGATTGAATTTAATATCAATCTGTTTCCTACATTAATATCATCGAACGAAACGTTACCGTATGCGAAGCTTCCACCGACAACAACGTTACCTTCAACTCTAAGATTACCGGCAATGTTAGCAGAACCATAAACATTCAGCTGATTGATGTTAGCTGTGCCTCTAATATTCACCGAGTTTGCGAAAGTAGTGTTTCCGACAACGAATGTATTGGTTGTATTAGCCAGAACGGTTACATCGCTATTGTTACCAGTTATCGACAAAACAGTGAATGTTGTGTTTGATTTGAAAAAAGTGTTGCCGGTAAAAGTACTTACACCATTGTAGTAAAATGCGCCAGAATTAACGTTGATTACGTTGGCTGTCAAAAGGATATATAAACCGCCGATCGTTACATTACCACCATTGGCTACAAGGTAGATTGAATTTGTCGTAACGACTGTATTGGAATAAATGCCGTTAGCATTGAACGAAGCTAGGTTAGCGCCTGCGTATACAAAAGCTGTATTCGTCAAAAGATTGAGAGTGTTACCAGCTGTTAAGGTACCGCCTGCTATACCATCACGGGCAATAAGAGTGTTCGCTCCGAAATAACCATTTACGTAGCCATTTCCTGTAGAAAGAGATCCACTAAAAGTCGCATCAACAGTAACTGCGTTTTGCGTCGCAATGGTCGCTAGCGTATTGGTTCTTTCGAGCCAAGTGCCGAAACTGTCCGAAAAAACGGAATTGGCTATGATGTTAGCTACTGCAATAGTCATATTTACTTCTGCCCTAACAGTTGTATCAATAAAGATTTGATCTCGTCTATATCATTTCTCATTTGCTGATTTTGTTCTAAAATATTTTTCAATTTTAGCTTTTCTTCACGCTCTTGTTTGTATTTATCTAACTCTTTCGAGTTTACATTCAGAACAGCTTTACTTTCTTTCAGCCTCACCAAATCTTTGTTGTCTCTTACTTTTAAAATTTCAGTCATTATATTAGATCTGCAGAGCCAGGCAACGCATATCAACCATTCTTGGAATTACATGAGAAGTGTTCGAGACTAGAACGATTTTTGTTGCGAAAGTCTTGAACGTCTCAAAAATTCCGTCGTCTGGTGTTGTATATCTGATTATGTTATTATTATTAGCGTATCTAAATGCCCCAAACTGAGATTGCAATCCTGGAATTACACCAACCGTAGCGTTCGCCGACACTATCGATAGGTTAGAGGAAACAACCAATACAGTGGAATTCGGAACTGCTATGACCTGTCTTACGTTAAATCCAATAGTGTTAGAAGTAGTAACATTAGCCGAAACGTATACGTAATTTCCAGCAGCAAATCCAGAAGTCGAACTTACTGTAACGTTCGCCGATGTAGTGTTTACTGAAGCGTTACTACCAATTACCATCTGAGAAGTTGGGAGATCGTATATCAGTTCGACGAAATCATCTTTATTTACAAGACTACTCGTAAGTGCCGGATCTGATAACTCTGGCATATAGGACCAATGTTTGTTTACTAGATTATCATAATCAGCTCCAGCTAAAAACTTACCATATACTCTGAAATTAGTTCCAATTGGTCTGTATCCTGTGATGTAACAGACCATATCTTCGGCGTCTTGCTGCTCCGCTAGAACTACGTTTTTTGAAATATATCTAGAAGCAAACTTTTGCGAAACTCCACCAATTTCGCTAAATATTGAAACGCCAGTGATATTAGCTGATATTGTTCTAGTTGTATTGTAAATGACATTATTAGAGATGTTAAATTTTGCAATCGAAGATGTATTCGAAGATGTTACATTCACCAAATAAATTGTACTGGTGTTGCAAGAGAACACCGTTGCGTTTGCAGTCACTGTCGAATTTGATTGCTGAATTATATCACCTTCATAAAAATTACCATTTGTGTTACTGTAAGAAATAATGTAACCTGCCAAATCAGATGTTTTACAGATAACATTGTCAGTCATCGTTGCCATTCTACGAACCACATCGATATATGGACTAACTTTTGTATTAGCTGTATTTAAGGTCGCCGAAATAGACAACGAACTGTTTCCGCTTAAATTAGCAAACTCAGAGCTTCTTGAGAATAATTGTCTAGTGGTATCGATGAACTCGTATGGTATTTCATTATCGATAGGAATTGGAGAAGAATCATAATTAGAGTTTAAATCGATTCCTCGGAAACCCCAGGCTATTTCAGATTGATTTGGGTAGATGTTAGAAATCTGACTTGTAATACTTTCGTACTTCAAATTCATAATTTTGCCAATCTGCGCCGAAGAACCAGATGCTGTGCCAATTAGATACTGACCCTCGCTACTGGCAAAGTTTTGCGAAGCATTGGAAGTAACCGAGTACATACTGAGAATACCATTATACCCAGGAGTAATTGTATCAAAATTCCCCTTAAGATTGGCATCAGCTTTAACTCTTCCGATTATCGCATTGGTTTCTGTGAATTCCATAGGATCATTCAAAGTCAAAGTTCTGCTAGCAGGAGAAACCGCAGTAATTTGTTTGACGCTTGTTTGAGATCTAGTTTTCGTAGCGATGTAAATGTAATTTCCATTAGCAAAATCTGTTAACAAAGCAGAATTTGCATTTGGAACTGTTATGACATTACAAGCAGAAGTTGTTACTACGGTTTGATTCGCGAATGTAGGAACGGAAGAAACTAGATTAGAGCTATTACCTCTGACAGTGTTGTTAGCGTCACTGGAAAGAAAAGTTCCGTAAGTGTTGCCCATAACTACAGCAGTTGTGTTTGCAAATAATACTGTCCCGTAAGCTGTCGCTTGAGTCAAATTAGCAGCGTTATTCCCACCTGGTTGAAATACAATTTCTCCAGAAGTAAAAGTGTTCGAACCACTTATAGTCAATGATGAAATGTTCAGAACATTATTGGAAACAACGAGCTGTTCTCCTCTAGAAAAACCTCCCGTATTGTAGTTAATCATAAAACTGTCGACTGCTGGATTTTTGAAAACCGCAGTCGCAGATTGGTATTTGAAACTAGCAACGTAGAGATTGTACTTCATACTCTCGTTTTGTATCGGAGTGAAATTCAAGTCATTTGAGGATACGAATAGAGAACCAAGTTGGTTGTTAGTATAAATCGGTGTCTTTGTAGAAATATCTACAGAATTTAGAGCGCCGACCCATACGTTGTAGTATGGATTACCACCAACAGGAACCACAACCAATGCATATTGTTCATTGGTCCTCAAAAGAACTGGCGTTATGAAATCAAAAGCTGTGGCGTTGGTTCCATCTTGGCTCAATGTAACAGCTGTTGGATATAAAACAACTGAGCCATACGGGACAATTTTGCTAGAAGGATAACCGTTAACGGTTTCTCTTATTTGCAATTCAACACCATCAAAGTCTGATTTATTTTGAAAAAATAAATCGACTTTTGTCAAGAAAACCGCATCGACACCTTTTTCGGGTTCATTAATAATAAAAGTTTGAGCAATTGGTTTCGTCATTTATTTCTCGTTCTGTTTTATAATATTTATGTATACAAATTTAATTATTCGCCGCCGCTGCCACCGCCAGTTACATCAATGTTTATATCAATGTAATTACCTTCATCGTCTCGTGGAGCAAATCCATCGATAACTGCGAAACCGCTGTCATAGGTAACATTACCAGAGCCTGGATCGGGGGCGACATACGGAACCTCGGATGGTATAATTGTACCATCACCATTTTCTCTATATTCAATATGAACAGGAGGCTGCGGATCAGAAACCCAAGTTATTTCCACCGGTGTATATTCAATTATTGGAGCTACCGGTTCCAGTACAGGCGGCTCATAAGGTGGATAATAAACGACAACAGGAGGATCCGGAAATACACATACTGTAGGTGGGACATACGGAGGCTCTGGACTTATTATTACTTCCTCTACAACCTGATAAGTTGGCTCTTCCACTTTTGGGGGCTCCGGTAATGATATACTTACGTCTTCTTTTTGTTCTTCTTTTTGTTCTTCTTTTTGTTCTTGTTCTTGCTGCTCAAAAAATTCGGGTGACGGAAAACCACCGCCACCAGCTGGCTGTGATGGCGTATCATCTTCAACAACCGGTTGAATTGTAATCACGTCTTCTTCAACAACCGTGATTGGTTGTTTGTTTTCAACCACTACTGGTGTGATAACATTGTTGGAAACAGTGATATTTGTATTTGGGGTGACCGTAACAAAAGTGTTAGGAAGAGGTAATACAGGGGTCGGAGGATCTGGTATAACAGGAGGAGGTGGTAGTTTCACTTCCCATTCTTTTATATCAACTGTATTTTTTTGTATTGTTTGAAACTCTGTTACTTCTTGTGTAGTAGTCACAGGAGATCTTACAGTCAGATTCGTTTTACTAAACTGCACCGAAAGAGCAGAACAGAACATCACATAGCTGGCTTGTGTTGTTACATTTTCTTGACCTAAATCCAAATTTGATATATCAGTTAGTTTGAATTCAAGAGATCCGCTTTTGAATATATTAGGTGGAATTTTGAAGACACCATAAACATTGCCAAAAGCGTCGCTATATATCTGCCCGCCCCAGTTATTATTATGAACGTAGACAGTACCGTCGTAAGCAACGTACACATAATTTCCAGCTGGAGTCTCATAAGCGCCGCCAACTCTTGTTACTTGACCAGCATAAGGACCCATGTATAGGCAATGATTGTTTACATCAACATTGTCGAAAAAAGCATAGATCTTCGAGTTAGGTTTCATACCTCTAGCTCTAAAGAATACATCTCTAGAAGGAACGAATGTTTGTATAGAAACGTCGGAAACGTAATCGCCTGTCGAAACTGTAGATTCAGTCGATGACACTGTAAAAGTTCTACCAACACGTTTTTGTTGTTGTTCTAACGTGGTTGTGGTTGTGTTTCTAAAATTCTGAGCTGATTGCGAACTGGCAGTCAAACTAATTCGACTGTCTTGATTGACAACTTTTGCGCTCTCAATATCAGTCCAATTACCCCACTCAGTACCGAATTTAGAAGAAGATCCGCCACCAACAAAATTGGTATAATTGTCAATACTGCCGGTGATTGTTGGTCTTTTCAAGACGTCCGGGGCTGTGATGCCAACTGGATTCATCTCCAGCACTCCACGATAATTATACAAATTGCCTTGGATACAATTTCTGTATTTAGAAGCAAAATTTTGACCTTGATTCAAAACACTTACGAACGGAATTAAAATTAAATCGCCGTACAATTTTGCAGAAGAAGAATTTTGGTCAAACCAAAGATCAGTCATTTTTTGATTAAACGTCGGTCTCGCTTCCGAAGCATTTCTATCGATAGAAATATTATACGTACCGTCGTTTGTATTACCGATTGAGTGATCTTTGAATGGGTCTACGAGAATACCGTTTTTGAATCGATTTAGACCAGTTGAATCGCTGCGAACTAATAAAGAGTTCGTTGATTGTTCTAGAAGAGATAGCGATGTGTAATATTCTAATTTTTCAATACGTTTCGAAAGTTTGTTGATATCCGCCATCGTATAACGTTTTGTTTGGAATATCGTTGTTTGGACAGCATAGTCATAGCGATTATATTCTTTGGCTTCATCTGGAGTTAGCGAAGGATACGGAGGTATATTCGCAAAACCGATTGTCATAGTACCCGGAACTTCATTCGGAGCTGCTGGAACTAGCGAAGGATCTCCTTCGGTTACTAAAATCTGCCCAGCTATTGTTAAAGAAATTCTGTCTTTTCTCGGGTAATAATATTGAACTCTCGAAATATAATTCGAGTCAGGTGATACCAAATAAGCCCCACCGCCACCGTATGTTTGTAGAGTTAGAGTGTTCGAAGGGTTGATTGAAGATGATGAAATGATTGTAGCATTGGAAATAGCAGTGTTCTGAGCATAGGGTCTAAAATCAATACTATCTCTCAGATCAATCGATTCACCAATCGAAGATGTATACTGAGGTATTTCATAAATTCTAATCGTTGATGTATTCGATGTATTGACATCGTCGACGGGATAAGAAGCTGCTGTGAAGAATCCGACACCTTGTGAAGGAGAAGCAACAAAATTATCTATGGATACAAGTAAAGATGAATTTGGGGCAATAGGTCTATTCGAAACAAGATACGCCAGACCATAGAAAGAATCTTGCTGTCCGTTTCTTATAGCAAATGAATTCGTAACGTTAAGATTTGTAGTTAGATACGTATTAGCACCAGTTTCATCAATGTAAACAGCATTTAATTTTACAACGTCAGGAATGCCGAGGCACCAAGGACCATTGACTCCGGCATAATGTGTATTAGCCTGGATTCGTACGTAAGTAGATCTCTTTATTTGTTTGGCAATTGGAACTGTGTTAAGACGCAGAGTATTGAAATACACCGAGGATGTGAAGTCAGCATTACTGGTTTCGCCCAACGAGACAGTTGCAGTTGTTCCGGAAGTGATAGTAATATTTCTAGAAGCCGTAGAAAAATTGATAGGAACACCTGCTGGCCAAACTTTTTGATGCGAAAGACCAGATGCCGGTGATCCAGAAAACACTGAATCAACAGTCATAGATGTGTCGCTAGTAACTGATATAACTCTTCTTGTGTTAGCCGAAGATAAAAAATAATCGCCGACTTGATACTGAGACAAAAATGTCGTACCAGATCCTACGACATTTGCCGAAGTTGCATTAATAGAAACAGTACCTGTTTTTGTATTACTATAGCCATTCGCGGAAGGTATTACGATGAACGATTTTTCTGCAGCATTCGAAAGAACTCCCGTACCATAATTAAATATCTCTGTTCCTGTACCAACAACAGCAGGTATTGTTAGAGACATACTTCCACTGACTGCTAGAAAGCTGGAGTTAACTCTGTTTCTATACACATACTGAGCAGTTGTAGAGAATCCTTCTGGTCTTATCGCATTTTGACCGAAAGGATAGATCATCAATTCAGAATTAGAAGCTTGAACCTTGGCTACATCAACACCATTGAAATCTTTATCAAGGATAATGTCTGCTACAGCTTTTAAACCTGAATTGTAATTAATTATGCTTCTGACATCAGAAATTTTTTGACCTGGTAGCATTGTGATATTGAAAACATAAAAATCGTATACAGCATCGACACCAGGAGTTCCGGAATAATAATTAATACCACGCACATAAGCAGTGCCGATTTTCGTGTCTGCAGAATAGGATGTTGCTAAAAATGTTCTATTAGAGACAGCTGTTTTTGCTACACTGTGGAGCTCAACTTGTGTAGCATTTTTATTGTTGAAATCACCACAAAATTGTGTAACATTGAAATAATAACCAAATGTGGCTGTAACAATTTGATTATTAACAGTCGCGTAGTCAGTACCTTTTCTCAGATCAGCTGTATTGTTATTGATGTATTCGACTCTGTAACCTTTTACGTATCCGATACCAGGCGAAGCAACAATACTGTTGTATGTTGTATTAGCAACATTATTTGAGATTTTTTTTGTTGTGCTTAGGAAAAAAGGATTGACGACGTAGTCGCCGTTAGTTTCATATGTTCTACGAGCTGACTCTTTAGCTAATGCTGCATACTGAGGATCGTTTTTAATTGATATAGGTAATCCGTTTTTGAAATCGCAAATAGAGAAAAATGAAGTTGTGTTTGATGAAGTTGTGTTTGTTATTGAACTGGTTTCTCTTGTAACCAATACTGGAATAAGTTTCAAACGATGAGCGCCAGGCGCGTCGTAGTTTGGAGAACCAGCAGCATTATCTAAAAGGGAAGTGTCTATTTCAGACGTGATAATTTCTTCGTTTGCTTCAAATCCGACTGAAATATTATCCGGGACATTGTTATACTTAGAGACAACTAGAGTCTGAGGCGCGACACGAATGAAGAAACCTTTTTTAAATATAACACCTGAAGTTGTAGTAAAAGCGTATCCTTTACCTGCAGAATCAGCAACCGTCGCAACTACAACATTTGCAATATTAACGTTTGTAGCATTAAAAATCTGAAGTACTTCACCATTAGAAAACGCAGTTTGTTCTGAACCGTTAGCGTAAGTACCAGAGTTTAAGTACTTAAGATAAAGAGTGTTGAGGTCCGGATTATTAGATTCAAAACCCCCGTATACATTAACAATACCTGCTCTCAGACCGTTTGAATTGATAACTGATTTTCTTAAGAAATCGGTAACGTTTGAAATGGCAGAGTTGTTGGCGTAATTGTCTCTGATTTTTACGTAGTTGTAAGAATTATCAAACGTGAATCCACATCCCTCGATAACTGAGCCTTCTTTAAAAATGTGTCTACCAAACTTGTCGATCTGATCTTGCAGAATAGTCTGCATCTGATTGAGCTCGCGCGCTTGAACAGCAGCTGCAGGACGATAAAGTACTCGATAGAAATTTTTAGTTACTCTATAGTCATCAAAATAAGGCTTGAGTGAAAGATTCGTTTCTAGTGTCATTTTGCCCTCTTAAAATTTTATTACCAGTTTAATTTCTTCTTTAGTAGTCGCCGAACGAGTAACTGGTGCGAAACTTTCCGAATAAATTAATTTTCCTGAATCTCTAACCAAATCTGGGTTTCTTACTAGTAAATGATTGTTGCAAATACCAGTAGCGCCTGATACTAGCCCATTGATGTTATTCGATCCAGCCTGGAAATTATTTACATCTGAAACATCATCTAAAACAAGAACAGGGAAAACATATTGACTAATAGCATTTGCTCCTGATCCATTATTTATAAAATGCGCATCACCTGTGCGGGAATCACCAAATGCTAAATTCTGGCTCACACAAGTCAATTTCAAATAAGTCGAGTTAGCAAAAATGCAAATTCCGTTAGCATTTGTGTTTGCGTCGGTTATAGTTTGCCCAGGAGCAAATGAACCGACTAGGTTAGCAAACACTAGATCTTTATCATTCGTCGAAGAAAGAACTCTACCTTTAGCAAGCGACACCTCTTGCTGGACGTATTCTCCGTTAGAAAACGCTCCTGTGTTTGAAGTAAGAGTTATTCTTGCAGTTTGATTGAAACGATCTCCGAATGAATAAGTAACGTCTTTTGTACCGTTGGCTGTATAGATACTCGAAACAGTAGCATAAGCATTTACAACACTATCATACATAATGTCACCAGCTGCAAACTGGCCAATAACATTACTCATAAAGTAAACGGTATTACTAACTTCTGAAATAACTATACCTGTCGCGCCAGAGTTTGCCTGAGTCGTTATTTCCGCAGAATTTCCAACTGGGAAATATATCGTGTTAGAAGAGATTACATTTGCTGAGGATCCAGAATAGTAAGCATAGACTGTATTGGAAATATTGAACGTTCCTTTTGCGTCCCTCAGCTGTAGGAAAGTTGAATTTCCGTAGACAACAACACCAGCAGCGTTGGTTGTAGATTGCAACACAACTTCACCTGGAGTCCAGTTAACTGCATTACCCGAAGAGTTAACAGACAGATTAACTCGATCAAAATTAGTCAGCCCAACTCTAATATCTAAAAATTGAGGATTCTGAAGAATACCAGCTTTTCGGTAAGAACCGTATCCTAATATTCCTTGATTTTCATTTGACAGAGTGTCGAACGTAATGTCAACTCCAACGTATCTACCACCAAGCTCAGCGACGGAGTCATAACCGTGACCAAATACAGGGGAGATAATCGCTCTCGCTTTGGCGCCAACACCATAGTTCGTATTAGCGTAGATTGAGATGTTCGCTTGAGTGTATCCGGTTCCTGGATTTACAATATCAATACCAATAATGTCGTAATTTGAATTAGCAGCTGTATTGACAACAGCAATCGCAACAGCATCTGAACCGTCTCCTGTCACCTTTACGGTTGGTCCGATTTGATACTCAGTCTGATCGTTTGGTAAAGATACCTTAGCTACCAGGGTTGCATTACCGCTAGACAAAACTGAATTGGCTGCAGTTTTAAAATTCACCGGGTAACCCAATTTGAATGTTCCATTCGGGTTGCTCAGCGTAATATTAGGGCTGCTTTGAATTGATGAGATTTTGGCGCGTTGCAGTGAAGATTCACCGCTCACATAAAATTGCGTTCCACCACTATTGGCTAGCCAAGTTCCATTCACGCCCGATAAAATAACAGTCGTTGCGTTTGCATATGCAATGATAGCATTGGCGCCTTGATTGACTAAGCTAATATCAGTCATATTAGCTTTCTCACCAACAGAAAAATACAAACCTGATATGTAAGAATTAGAGATAGCGACTTGAATGGAATTCAAGTTTGTGTTTGAAACATATCCATTTGATCCAGAAATTACGATAGAAACAGGCTCTGCAGCGACAGTCATTTTGTAATGTGAATTAGCAGAAGCTGAGAAAGAATTGTCAAAAGGCTGGCTGACGATAAGAGCAGTCGTGTTTACGGTGTTAACAACTCTACGGATATTACTAGTAGTGTTTGCGCCGATACGAATGTATTCATTATTAGAATAACCATTAGCTGAGTCGTTGAGTTGCGTTCCAGAACCACGGATGATCTGATTATCACAGTACATAATAGCTGAAGCTGTTTGTCCTTGAAGGCTGTGACCTGTTTGGTTCGCACCTTTTGTTAGAGCAATACGTGAACCAGTTGGAGAAGCTTTCAGAGCAATTACAGTTGCGTTAGCGAATTCGACGTAATAAGTCGAACCCGAAGTAAGCCCACCAATAGCCGTATTACCAGTTGCTACTGTATAAGTTATTAGATCGTTGGCGGTATAAAAAGCTGTGGCAGAAGTTACGTTTGCGACCAAATAAGTTACGGTCGTATTACCAGCAGCTGTTCCACCAGTTGAGTTAGTGATAGCTATATTTGATACTGGAATAGTTCCCGATAAAGCAAAACCTGCGCCCGTATTCGCGATTGTAAACGTGAGACTACCACCTGTTGTGTTTGTCGTAAAAGTGACGGTGGCGTTGGTTGTTGCCGATTTAACCGTTATGATATCGTTATTGTCATACCCAAGAGCGGTTCCTCCTGACAAAGAAATATTGTCCAAACGAGTAAGATTGATAACGTTATTTGAACCACTACCTGTGCCATTAGTTACTGCAGTATTAGAGTTGAATGTCTGTGCTACTGGAGCCGATATTGTAAGAGTTGGAGCTTTGAAATAAGAATTACCTACTGCCGTAATATTGATAGTGGAAATCTTACCAGTGCTATTAGCCTGAGCATTAGCAGCTGCTCCAGATCCAGTACCATTAGCTGTGATTGTTACTGTAGCGTTGGATGTATAACCAGAACCATTCGAAGTGACGAAAGCAATATTACAAGCTCCGAGATTAGCAACCGATACAGTTCCTGTTTTTACAACTCCAGAATACGTTGTGTCGATAATAGGCAGACCGGTCTGGAAAAGCTTATCATACACATATCTCGTTACCTGCAAAACCGAAGTGTTAGCAGCCAGAACTTTACCGGAAGTTCCGGTGTCGGACTGTGTTACTGTTCCGCCAGTATTGAAATAACCTTGAGTGTAAAAGTAATCTACAATGTCGTAAGGTTGATCAACGTAATAACCAGTCGCGACTGTACCCACAATATTTGCAAGATCTAATTTTATGAAAGTTTCAAATGGTGAATCAACAATAATTTGTTTCGAAACACCGTTTGATGATTGAATTTCACGAATCTGCCCTGCGCCGAATCCTGACTTCAAATAGATAGAAGAGTTTACGTAATAATTGTCGGTGTTAGAAGCTGTCTGCGGGAGCTGAACGATGTATCTGTTAACCATACTGTTTATGAAACCTGTCTCATAAACAAAGTAGCTATTACCACCATCTGTGATTCTCATCACATCGATAGAACCTGGGCTTGTGTTCCCTCTAACCGCTGCGTTCGTACTAACAGGAACGTAATTAATTGTAGTGAATTTGGTGTTCGAATAAGAGTCGATACTATACATGTATCTCCATACGTATCCATCCCCAGTCTTAAACGTTCCTGATGTTGACGTTAAAGTTGGCTTAACGTAGGACTGAGCTCTGTTATTGTTGTCGATACACTTGTATACTTCGTATTTGTCGGTGACTACGTAAAATATTTTGTCGTAAAGATCGGCATCATTTTGGTCATAGGCATCGTAAACGGTGTTTGTGGTCCAGTTGTGTCGAGGTATCAGACTGATTATATCTTCATCTCTTATAAGCTTACCATACAATATTTCGCTATACAAAGTTTGCTCAACCTGAGCTACAGAATTGTTCGATGCAATCGCCACATAATCACCATTGGTACCCCAAGGTTGTGATTTCCCTACAAACAAATAGTAATTATTTTTGTTATTCTCGATATCGGAAATAAAACCATTTGCTTGATTAATGTAATGATTGATCGTAAGTATTGCCATCAGTTCACCCAGCTGCCTTTTTACTATTTATATGATTTTTACGATTGTTTTTTTAAGAATAAGCACGAATTTCAATAATATCATTTATAGCAGCTGCGGAATTCAATACTACTGAAACCCCGTTTGTTGCAGTAAATTCAGAATTTGATAATTTGATACCTTTAAATTCATGAATTTCTCCAGCCCCAGTTCTTGTTTCCAAAATATTTGCGTTGGTTCCTCCTATAGTGGTTGACAGCGCAATCGAGCTCGAATTTGAAAACGTAACGTAGTAATACGTATTGCCTGTTAAATTAGAAATTGCTATATTACCGGTAGGAACGCTATAGTAAATCAGATTATCCACATCGATATAAGTGTTTGCGTTCGTAACTGTTAATACATCTGCGGTATTATTTGCATACGACGTGTTCGCTATAATTTTATAATTTCGGTAGACATCTAAATTACCAGCTGTATAACCAGTTTGTGGAGTAAACGAAGTCTGATTGGCTGCAGCAACGAAAATATCGTATTTTGTTTTTGTAAAAGTTTCCGGTTCTGATTGATCTGACATCAGTTCGGTGTTAAGTCTGAATCTTCCGAAAAGAGCCAAACCTGATGGATGAATTAGATCTAGAACCAATCCTTTATATAGATCAAACATCTTATTTACCAGAATTTCATAAGAGAATTTCTGATAGTAGTAGCTGTCTTGTATCTTAATAATATCGCTCAGAAATCCATTATTATTTCTGGAGTATCCAGTTCCTTTTCCATCAACTTCAACAATAGCAGAACCGGTGACAACTACGCCTTGGTTGAATGGAGTGGTTAAGAAAACTGTACCTCCTGGAGAAAACCCAAACCCAGAGTCAGTAACCTCGACAGCTAGAGCTACACCTTGAGCAGATGTAACTACCGAATCAACAATAGCATTATGACCTTTGATTCCACCAAAACCGTCAGGAATTCTTTGAGCTGCGACGTTAGGCTCTATTATGTCAATATAAGGATTTGAAGAATAACCAACACCAGGATTAATTTGTGATAAGAAAGAAATTGTTCCTGCTTCTATACTTACGAACGAAAGGGTGTCATAAATTTTAGAAGCCAGATTCGCTACAGGATTTTTCGGAAAGTACCAGTTAGATGTAAGATTCGCGCTCAAATAACTGTAGATATAATCTGTATTGAGGTATATGATTTCGCGATTTACCAGACCACCTACTTTAAAGTTAGCTCTAGCACCACCGCCACCGGCAACGCTCAAAATTGTCGCAGAAGCGCCATTTCCGTTTGTAACATTATCACCTACGTAGAAGCTAAGATTAGAACTAAAGTCAGTCGTCTTCACATATGAGCTATTCGAGAATCTAATAATTGCATTAGCCGAGGTATTTGAACTGGTTAATACATCGTTTATGGAAAAATTACCAATAGTGTTCGAGATGAAAAGATCAAGAGAAGTGGCAACTGTGACTACTGCGTTTAGGCTGTATCCGCTACCGCCATTGATTAGCTCAAATTGAACTTTACCATTTTCGTCTCTAACTGCTGCGACTCTTGCTTTACCGTTTACGCCTGTTCCTGTTATATCTAATATGTCACCTTTTCTAAATCCCAATCCGCCATTATCAATAGCCACAGCCGTCAAAGAACCCAAAACAACAGGAGCATTGGCTAGAGTTATTTCGGGAACTGATTGCGAAAGGATTTTCTCGCCATATTTGAATCTACCTTTTACAGAAGAAAGATATAGAACGTGCATAAAACGATCGCTGACAATTTTCTGGTTTACTGATTCAACAACAGCCGTTGCGCTATCGCTACTATTGTAAATTTGTTTGCCGATGAGGTTCTCTAGATAATCACTGTCAGAAATTTCAATATACCTAGGAACAACCCACTCTCCATCTGAAGGTTTTAGAATAAAATCGCCAGGGATGTAGATCTCGATCGCCTCATTAAAGATAATTCTAAACAGCAGTTCGTACGCGCGCGGAGTGCCCTTTGATCTGTAAAGATCGAGTATGTGTTTTACAAGTAGTCTCTTATCAGCCAAGACAGACTCCGGGAGCGAATTCATGTAAGTGTTTTTAAAATACTTAACGAACTCTGCTTCGGTTTCATCGATGTCTGAATAGTTTAATAACGATCTTGCATGATATAAAGGATTACTCGGCGATTCAAGCCATTCGTAGTATGCCTTTACGAAAGTGATGAAGTTCGGTCCTTCTTCCTTATAGAAGGCAGGGAACTGCTGCGGAATGAATGGAGATACAAATTTATTAATAGTCATTAGACTGCCATTACATCAATTGAAATGTTCTCTAAATCAATTTGTATAAGATCTTTATTTTTGGCATTAATGTCTAAATTTTTTGGTGTAGCAAAAAATTGAATCGAGGAAGAATTAATAAATTTGCTAATGTTGATTCTGTTAAGTGTAATCTCTCCACTCATGTAATTTATTTCTCCACCATTATTGTAATTTTCGTATCCAGGATTCGTAACATCCTTTAAGTAAACAACTTTCGATAAGTTGTTAACTTGCACTTTACCGTTGGGAAGCTGTGAAAAGACTAAAGTTTTATTTGATGGATTGTAATCCGTATATTGATACCTTCTGCCGTTGCTCTCGAATAAAGTTGACGAAAAAGTTCCGGCTGAAATTTCATTTTGATAATTTAGTTCGATATCGACTTCTGTATTCAGAACAGGATTAGCATCTTTTCTTAAGACGATATAAGTTTCATTACTAGTGATGCTCGGATCAGAATCATTGACCGCAGCTTCTAACCTCGAGAGTTTGAATGAGGTGTTGAATTCGATTAGATACGTTGTGTTGTAATTTTTAATCGCTTGATTTACAACCGATTTGATGTCAGTTGCAGTTTTAATCGTCGATGCGCTTGTGTATCTTACTGTAGTAGAAACCATAAGAAACAGATAATCCGGATCGATGATTTTAGGTTTAATTCCTAAAGTGCATTTGTCTTTTAGATATGTCTCGATGGTTTGTTTGTCTAGATCGGAAAGAGGAGCTCCGGAATAAGTTGCTGGCGCTATGAAAACTTTACCGTAATCAACTGAATTAGCCGAAATCTCACCACCGAATACATTCAATGTTTTTACATTCACGAAATTATTTAGAACCAAGTTCCTGAAATCATTTGCTGTTATAGCTCTACCCTGAGTCTGATAATGTCTTGGTGCATTGTATCTAATAGAGTCTAACGTCTCGGCATTCGCTCCACCAGAACTTCCTGAACCGAATACAGTAATAGTTGGGCTAAGAAAACTACCTAGACCGTTTATCAACCCTAGATTATCATCTAGTGTAAAATTTGTAGAACCGTCAGAAAAAGAACCTGCGCATGTTCTGTATGTCACATAGACCAGAGAATTGTTTAGTGGTTTTTTACCAAAAACTCCATCTCCGAAAACAACCTCATAACGAGTATCTTCTGTAGCCTGTAGGAAGTAAATTTCGGAGTTTGAAGTAAGACCGTAGAGGTTTTCGGCTGCATTGAAGTAAGTATTCGTCTGCCCATCATTTTCCGAAACAAGAACAATCATCGAATCGGTGTCAATGTTATCGTTGGTCATAACGAAACGTTGAGCTTCTGTAGAATTATCTACTACGAACGCATCAGAGATGTAAACACCTTCGTAGATGTTTAGATTAGCTGTGAAATACCCACCAGTAGGATAAATTACATAAGACTGGTCTGTTGTATAGGTAAACGTGCCATTACCTGATTTGCCAGTAAATTTGGTTGCTGATGGAATTGTAAGAGTTGCAAGACCAGACTGTGGGAACTTTACGTTTATCTTCGCTTCTGATGACTTGGCGGATCTCGGGATGTAGTTTAGTTCTTTAGCTCTAGAGATAATGCTGTTACGAAGCTGAGCCGAGTCAAGGAACATTTCTGATACAGCCATGTTCATATAGAACGCATTCAGGTGTGTGTTGTAGGTTAGTATGTCAAGCAGCACTGACATATTCGAACCATCGAAGTCATAATCAGCAAACTGCGCCTGGGATTTCAGATACGTCTTCAGATTTGCTTTTAGACTATCGAAATCTAGATTCACCAGACTGATTGAGTTATTTGCCATTTAGCGCACTCTTCTTAGGAACAGGTTTACACTTTGTACTTCTATACTATTTATTATTGAAAATATAAGATTGATAGCTACTCGATCCTCTTCACTAAAAGAAGTAACCCGAACTTCAATCAGATTGACTCTTGGCTCGTGGAAACGAATTGCATTCTGAATAGCGAATCTTAGGTTTTCTTCCATGATAATATCGTTAGGCTCGAACAAGGAAGCATACACATCCGAACCGATATTAGGCTGGAATGGTCTTTCGCCTAGATTGGTTAAAATGATGTTCTTTAGTGCCTGCTTGATTGACTGTTCGTTTTTTACACGACCAAGATCTTTGGTGATTGGATGTGGAGTCAGGTCATCAAGAAAATCCGAGAACAGATCTGGTGTAACTCTTGTTTGGGTGAAGTAATCGGATCTTGTTGACATTTGATTATCCTGCAGATATATCTGAAATTGAAGAACTAGCCGTGTGCCCACAAGATGCGACGTCGCCGGATCTAACTACACCCCTTCCATTAACTAATACTTTGCTTGATGAACTGACCATCACAGCGCTGTTGTGAGGAGATCTACCATGAGGAGTCACTGTGTCCCCTACCAAAGCTATTCTTCTGCCGTGAGCAAAAACATTGGAGGAGCTCCCAATTATAGTACCCCCAGCATAATCTCCGTCTACACATATACCAGCCATGTATTATCCTTATGGGTTAAGATTAAGCGGATTGCCAACAATTGTTGTTTGTCCGGAAGATGTAATCTCAGTCTGACCGGAAGATAGAATATTTATGTTAGATCCTTGAATCTCAGTCTTACTTTGAGATGTCGACAGAACTTGACCTTGAGAATCAATAGTCACATCACCGGATTTTGTTTTTAACGTTATTGTTTCAGCCAAAACTTCGAAATTTTTACAAACGAATCTTATGTTGCCTTTACTGATAACTTCAATATTGCCAGCTGAATTTACGGACCAATTGCTATTTAATACTTCTGTCTTAGGTCCAACATAATTTGTTACAGATTTAGCACCAATGTTTTTACGCTCTGATCCTTTAACTGAAATTGTGGTATCACCATTGACCGTGTCAAATTTATCTCCGGCAATTGCCTCTGTTAATGCGCCGCCCACGAGAAATTGAAAATTTTCTCCCGCTGCCATATATCTGTTGCCTTCAGTTTGTTCGCTAACAGAACCATCAACATTGACATTCATCACTCCCTTTACTTTAACATCATAATGACCATCAACGGTTGTTGAAAATCCATCACACATATAATAATATGCTTTACCAACTGAGTTGACTACTGTTCTTCCTGCTTTATCAATTTCTACATAAGAACCTTTAGTATGAGCAACTCTTAGACTTTCTTTATCCGGAGTATCATTTACATGTATCTCATGCCCACTTCGTGTAATCGTTGATTGATTATACGGATATTCGGCTTCGAATGTAGATTCCGGATGGCGTCTATTATTTGCGTCTGACATGATTATCCTCTATTCAAACCGGCGAGAGCCAATGCATTTTGTCTCGCTAATATTGTTTGCGCGTTTACAAATTCATCCATGGATTCCCTAGCATCGCTTCCTGTGTATTCGGCTTGACTTATGTTAGGTTGAAATGCCGTGCTAATTGAAGAAACGATGGTTGGAATAAGAGCAGCTGCAACTCCAGCCATTTTAGCGGCACTTCCACCAGCACCTAAAGCTTTAGAAACACCAAATGCCTCTGTAAAGTTTAAACTACCTGATACTGCTTTTGATAGTGTATCAAAAGAGAGAGGCTGCCCGCTCAGTAATGTATTACCGATGGTTGAAGTGAATTGATTCTGGGCTGCGAAAGTAGTATGTTCTTCTGCACTAGAATAATTCGGCTCTCCATTTCTTGGAGTATAAACGGAAGGACTGGTTCCGTTCGGATCTTTCCATTCAATGAATCCTGGATAAGGGTCGTTATCAACTGTATAATACTGCTGAATGTATCCTTCGGGTGCAACAGATAACGTATAAATTGAACTTGGTCTTGGTGATGTCGCTGTCGACACTGAAACAGCGGGAGGTAAAGGAACCGACCTTATCAGTGAATTCAATCTAGAATTAACAGTGCCTGTTATAGAAGCGCCAGCCGCAGTAACCGCTCCTGTGGTAGTATTTATAACGTTATTGATGCCACCAGTTATCGCCCCAACAGCTGAATTCAATCCACCAACCACGGAAGCAATTGCATAGTTGGCTGTATCAAACACTCCCTGATTAATAAGATTTACGCCGCACACTCGAACATTCAATGAATTAATAAGTTTCTGAACTTCTTTAACGTTAGATACAGCAGCATTTAACATACCAAGGAGCTTGAACAACCCAATCCTTTGAGCTAATTGTAAAAGAGCATTTCTCATTGCCTGCACAGCTGTCTTGACGACTCCAGAAACAACACCTTGAACTGTGCTACCAAGTAAATTTATAATAGAGGTCATAGAAATTAAATTATTGTTTAAACAAGGAAGCGAAGCAAGTGAACCCACGGGATCAACGGCATTGATTATGTTCAATACATTCATGTTACTATTTTTGTCATAAGAAGCTACTGTAGGCAATGTAGGATTAGCCATATTTCTTTCTACAAGGCTAGTCAATACTCCACCAGTTGTATTACTAACAGCTATAATATCAGTCTGACCAGAATCGATATCCGAAATACTTACTCTGTTTTCATTCAGTGTTGTGTACGGATTATTTGGATTGCCCTGGCTCCCAGGAGGTATGCTTCCTGTGGCTGTATCGATCGTTGGCGCGCCACCAGTAGTTTGACCCTCTACAGGATCTCCGGCTCTACCAACAGCACCAAGAATAATAGGAAGCTGATGATCAGCATCAGCCCATTGTCCAAATACTCGCGAGCCAACTACAAGACCGACGGGAGCAGTTCCCATGCGACCGTTAGCGGCTGAGGTTACAGGCTGAACAACCTGCGCCCAGGGTAAAGCATCATCAGGTATATTCGTCGTATCATCGTGACGACCGTAGATTCTAACTTTTACTCTACCTGATTGATGCGGGTCATGAACACTAACTACTGCAGCAATGAAAATAGCCGATACTTGACCAAAATTACGATCTGTCATAGTCCCTCCTCAAATCTACCCTTCAATGCTTCAATGATACAAGTATATCTAGGTTTCTCCTGAACCAAACCAATTTTATGATGTATTCGCGAAATCAAAAACTTACCAGACATTAGAGGGTCTTCCTGCATATTATTAGTGGTCGCCGATCTATTCGGCAGAGTGCAATTAATCGTCACTCCAGCTGTTAGCTGAGTATCGCCAGGAACTCTTATCTTCAATGCATTTTGTAATAATTGAGCTATGTATGCCTGGAAGTCAGCAGTTGATTCTGGGATGTGAGTAACAGCTCTTTGTGACACGTCGATAGGAATCAGAGATTGCGGTGGGATTCTAGCATTGAAATAACGATTTATGAATCCGGTTGAAACATCAGTTCCTTTACCACCGTCTTTGTAGCTAGTATCAGAAGTTTGAACATCCTTCGTTTCGAACTGCCAGGTAGTAAAGTTGAAAGACGTTACTCTTCGTGGTCCACCAAACGTGATACGATCAATAGAAGAAAGCTGCTGCGGAATAGAAAACGACAGAATGTTATTGTCTTGTTCATTACTCAATGAGTTGATATTGATAGCGCCAGACTGCTTGAACTCTTTTACAGGCTCTGTCGCAAATCTAGATTCAATCGTACAGAACCTCAGTAGCTGCTCTTCGTTTTCTCTTGTTTCAAAAAACACATACGATGACGAACGATTCTCTTCTGTTGAAACCGATCTGGCTCTGATCATTTTGATTGCTTCGAATGGACTCTTGTGAGGAACTAGAACGTTCTGATTACCTCTGGTCTCTTCGACCTCAATTCTTTTTTTAGTGAATAGATATTTGTCACATATGTCCTTGACCATGTTTGAGCAAATATCATTATAGCTTTTCTGTACGTAGTTAGTCTTGGCGTACATTGCTTCTTCAGACACACACTTCAGAACATATGTTTTCGCTCTCTGGCTATCCAGCTGTTGCTGATCGCCGATCTCATATAGAGCAAAAGTGTAGTTGGCTTCTTTGAGGTTTGGGCTTTTGAACGTGAATGTGCAAGTCTCGTCACCAAGCAATCTCAGATTACCAATAATATCTTGCGTATCCAAAACCGTAATATCACACACTACACCAGGAGTAAAGATACTCTCGTAGATAGATGCAGACACAAACGATCTGGTTAGATTGAGGCTTCCGCGCTGAGAAGTTACAATCAGATTAGATACAAGAACATCGCCAATAGACAAACTACCTGACATATTACCTCAATAGAGTTTTCAGTTCTTTGGCGAGCTTACCGGAATAATCGCTTTTCAGAACTTGAATGGTTTTATTTCTCTCGTTGATCTCGTTTTCATAGTCATAAAGGTAAACGGGATCCCAGTAATTCAGTTCCTCTGATGGTATGTTGCCAACAAGAAGCGTAGCATTCGTATACACTTTGCTCTCATTGCTTTCTTTACCAACAACGGTCATTGTATTGATGCCGGTGTCTTCGGTCGCAATTCCTGAGGTGTGTTGTATCGTAAGGGATGTTGTCGACTTGCCGCAAACCTGACCGCTACCGATCAACGTTGAATTGCGGTACACATTGACAATCTCATCAGTTATATAGTCTGTTCCATCTACATTGTAACTAACAACATTATTGGTCGATCTCTTCCAGTCTATTGGTTTTCTCTTATAACCTAGAGGAGTGGTTGACTGATAGATGTCACTGTAAATAGGTTCGTAGAATTTCTTCAATGTTTCGGTGATCGAATTGAACTGCAGATTCGAGATTGGGTCCGGATAGGAATACCAATTGTTTCTGTAATACTTGACCTTGGTTACTGCATTAACATACGAACCATATTTCTTCACTATGAAGTCTTTGAAAGTCGTTTGATCAATGTACCAGTCATAGTAAGGGTCAACGACCTTGTTCGTGAGATATAGAATCCAGCCCATATACTGATCATTATAATAACGATCAGCGATGTTATCGGGTCTTTCTCCTTCCCCAATATCATACGGATAATATAACACAGGGCTGTTGTAAACGGTATTGAGAACAGCTGCGCGCTCCGTGATGTTACGGACGTAGTTGTTCGCGTATTGGATTATCGGGAATTTTTCGAAGTATTTCTCAGCCATTTATTTTAATCCTCATTAGCGATTAGGATCTTCTCCAGGCGCTGGTGGTGGAGTTAACAATCTAATATTTCGAGTTATAGCAGCAATATCGTTAAAAGAGCTTTCTTCGAAATCATTGTTAGTCCAGTATTCAATTTCTTGCATCTGAATGCTTAATGTCACAGCTGTCGGAGCCTGAGAACGTTTGAAGAATGAAGGACCAGATCCAGCAGCATAATTAACGTCTACGCTTTCGATAACACAAGGTTTGAATCTGTAAAGGAATTCGCTAGAAGGAAACAAACTTACAATAACCATACTCGGAAAGGTAAAAAACAATCCATTACCTTCTGAGACCCCAGGAGAAGTATGAAATTGAAATTTTCTAACCAAATCCCTTATTTTACCTGATTCTACTTCGTCTTTAGGCATAAGTTTCCAGGAAAAATTATGTTTCTTGAAAGTAGGTTGTTTAAACAAAACTGTTTGAAAAGGATTTACAGCCATCCCGGAATAAGCAGATGCTACAGCTGAAGCTTGTGGGGCAGCTGATTGAACAGCTGCAACTGCAGTGCCTTCTATAAATGATGCGCCTGCTCCAACTATTCTTCCTAATCCTTGTGTTAATCCAGCTTCGCCCGTAGCGGAAGGACCAGTTCCAACAGCCGATTCCAAAGCAGCGCCAACGGCAGGTCCGAGTGGTTCAGCTGCATAAGAAACGTTCAAGTTATCTTTCAAATTACTTGGTAAAGGTAAACGAACTGTTCCTTCAGATCTCAAAAATGGAGAATCATTAATTGATCTTTTTTTGTATTCCTGAAAATTGAAAGAAATATAAAAATCTCTATTAGATTGGACGAGATCTGAGGGGAACACTATCTGATTTTGAAATTGGTTAGCCATTCCAGCTCTTCTGTTATACAACCTACGAGCATCCTCAGTTGTATAAACTGCTATCGCAGCAACTGCTAAACCCTTAGCAGCTGATATTCTATTTGCTGATAATCCAACTCTTGCAGCTACATCCGCTAAATTCGTTGGTGTATTTCTTGGTTGGTTTCCCGTTCCCGACATTCCTAGTTTACCTTTGATAAATACTGGTTGCTTCTATTTATAATGAAATTGAGAAGATGGCAAAGTACACACAAGGCTATTTCAAACCAAGAAACCCGAAAAAATACAAAGGCGACCCGACCAATATCGTGTATCGATCTAGTTGGGAGCTTCGCTTGATGACTCACTTCGACCAGCATCAGGATGTTGTATGGTGGAAGTCAGAAGAAACAATCATACCTTATCGTTCACCGGTCGATGGAAAAATGCATCGTTACTTCCCGGATTTTCTTATAAATACAAAGAACAGACAGGGATTGAGCGAGACGATGCTGATCGAAGTCAAACCGAAAGCGCAGACAGTCGAGCCTAAGAAACAATCAACGGTGACGAAGCGATACCTGAATGAAGTCTTTACATGGGGAGTAAACTCCGCCAAGTGGGCAGCTGCCGAAGAATACTGTAAAGACAAAGGCTGGAAGTTCGTCATCATGACAGAGAAAGAAATCTACGGTAAATGACTTCATACATTTTTCAACAACTATCGCAGCGCGGCAGAGCAGAAGGTATAGACAGATCCGATATCGAGGACGCGCGCGATTGGTTTAGACAAGCTGCACAGGACGTTCGTAATGTCAACCGTCGTCGTATGATGAATGACAAACAGAACATCAAGACTACTCTAGACCAGAAGTCTATTGGTAAAATGTATACGTTCTTCTACGATCCGAAACACAAACAGACACTTCCTTACTACGATTTGTTTCCGCTGATCTTCCTTGTTGATTTCAAAGACAATGGGTTCATGGGAATCAATCTGCATTATCTCCCGCCTGTGCTGCGCGCGAAGCTTATGGATTCTCTGTATCAAACGATCAACAATACAAAATACAATGACACAACCAAGCTTAAGATCTCCTATCATATCTTATCTTCTGCTTCGAAATATCGCTGGTTCAAGCCATGTCTAAAGTATTATCTGTGGGAACAAGTTGCAAGCAATTACCTAAATATTGAACCTACCAACTGGGATTCAGCGCTGATGCTACCGACAGAACAATTCAGAAAAGCGACCAAGGACAAAGTCTGGCGCGAGTCGAGAGAAATGATCTAATGTTCAACATCGCAAGATTTTCGGCTCACATAAATGACAGCGGAACTGTTCAAACTAACAAATTCATCGTAAGAATCCCACCACCTATAATTTTGCGAGATGGGTTTGAAGTAGTGCAAAGATCAATCGAATACAGAGCGAACTCAGTAAAAGTTCCTGGAGTCGATTTAGACACTCAAAATGTTTCACGCTATGGTGTGGGTCCATCACAGAAATTTCCAACCAATGTTAACTTCACGGATGTTGATATCAACTTCCTTGATACGAATGGTAATTATATTTGGAAGTATTTTGCGAAATGGATGAACGGAATATTTGACTATACTGGAGTGAGTGGGGGAAATGAACCTAGTTATAAAGTTGAATACAAAAAATACTATCAGACAAATATTGAAATATTTGTTTTTGATAATGCCGGTCGTCAAACCAACGCTATCATTTTGAAAGAAGCTTTTCCGATTTCGTTGAGTGATGTTAGTTTGTTATGGAGCGAAAATAATCGTCTGTATGAATTCAGTGTAAGATTTTCATTCAGAGAATGGTTTTACAGTGGTTATAATATTGGTGTATATGACTCTCGTGAAACTATAGGTCCTGGACAAACAGCACAAGTAGTTCCTAATCCAATCGAATCGCCAAGAATGCGAGATGAAGGTAGAATTAATCCTGGAGGATTCAATGCTGAAGCTCAACAGCGACGTAAAGAAAATTTCGCTCAACGAGGAAGAAATAACGGGTTTTATTCGCCAGAGCAACAAATAGTATTCGAAAGTCTTGAACAGGCGGAAAACAACATAGCTGGCGGAGCCGCTGGTCGATAAACATTAACAATGGAGTTATATTATGCCACTACCTAAAATTAAACACCCAATTTACGAATTTCATATTCCATCATCTGGTTTCGATCGTAAGAAAGTAGAGCCTTTCCGCCCGTTCCTAGTCAA